CGTACGCTAGCTACAAGTGGCCGCGCTGGATCAACTCCCGGTCGGACACTTACAAAAACTTCGTCGGTCCCGTCGTTGCCGCAATGGAGAAGATACTTTTCGCGATGCCCGAATTCATCAAGAAAGTCCCCGCCGATTGCCGCGCCACGTTAATAATCGAGACCCTGGGTCGCCTCCGCGGCGTCACTGTCGCTTCCGACTACACCTCGTTCGAATCTACCCACACGGCCCAGGTTTTACAGGCCGTTGTCGCCGTAGTTTACACTTACATGGGTTCCGCGAACCCTGAAGCCATGGCCGTCATTCGCGAACACCTCCGCGTTCGATCCTCGCCCCAGCTCCTGAAGTCTCGCCACTTCCTCCTCAGGATGATGCCGATATTGATGAGTGGAGAAATGGACACCTCTCTCAACAACGGACTCTTCAACCTCATTTGCTTCATGTTCATAACCAGCGAAAAGTGCGCTGCGCTAGGCATCCCGTTTGACATCACCGCCCAGTACGGATTTGTAGAGGGTGACGACGGACTGTTCGTAGTTCCCAGCGGATCTCAACCCACTGTGGCTGATTTTGCCGACGTCGGCGCCGACTGCAAGATAGAATACCCGGAATCGATCGCCCTCGCATCGTTCTGTGGGAACATCGTCGACGTCGAGAGCCACACCCTGATGTACGACCCTGTAAAGTTCCTGTACACCTTTCCCTACACTGGCAAGGCTGACGTCAACGCCGGCCCCAAGCGCCGACTCGAACTAATCGTCGCCAAAGCGATGTCCTACGCGCACATGTACAACGGTTGCCCTGTGATATCACCAATTGCCTGGGGTGTCATTCGCCGATACAGCGATGTGGATCCGACACAGATGCTTGTGCGGAACAGGACCATGGGCGTCTGGGCCCGCGAAATCGCCCTCGCCGCCGCGTCTTACGTCAAGACCCATGAAGAGCGCCCCGTAGCTCTAACCTCCCGAGTCTTGGTCGAGCGTCTGTACCACGTGTCCGCCTACGAACAAGAACGTCTAGAAACCACTGTCCCGTTCATGGACGTCGACGGTATGTACTCGATTGCCGTCAGCCCGCATCCCGATGTATCCCACTTCACCTCCACCCACGTCGCGTCCCATCCCGTCACCCGCAGCGGTGAACGCCGCAGTCATTGGCTCCATGGATTCTTTAACCC